TCCGGACATCCTGTGAGTACTCTGCTTAACAAGAGAGCAAATCAAATCACCAACTCATACGACATCCGGAGGGACCTGATAGCACTTGCATTGATATTTCCATCCGGATATCTCTGGATAGAACGGCAAAAGGAATCGGCACAGCCAATTGCATTGTGGCTCAAGAATCCAATGGATGTGGCAGAGCACTTGAGTGCAGATGAGAGGTCAAGATTCTACACTGTCAAAGGTGTGGCTGGACCGGTGCAGGAGCTGGACATCATTAGAATCACCAATGTATTTGGCAAGTCAGTTGTGACACTGCTTAATGAAGCATTCGGGACATCCATGGCGGCTCAGTCATTCGCGGCACACTACTTTGCCAACAATGGGAATGTAGTGAGATATGCCACTACTCCAAGCGGCACTGTGAATAAGACTCAGAGGCAGAATCTTGAGAGTGATCTCACAGAAAGATTTGGCCCGAATGCCACAGACATACCTCTCCTTGAGTACAATATTGAGCTGAAAGAATTAACAGGACTTAATATGTCCAATGCTCAAGCACTGGAGACAAGAAAGTGGCAAGCAGAGGAGGTGTGCAGAATATTCAACATGCCACCTGCTAAGATTGGGCTGGAGACAAATGCCAGGTACAACTCTATTGAACAAATGGACATTGAGTATCTCAAGAGAACTATCCTGCCATGGATCACCACCATAGAGCAGGAGTTCAGTGTTAAGCTACTCACAGAAAAAGAGAAACAAGATCACTATTTCCAGCATCAGACAGCTGCTCTGCTCAAGACTGATCTCAAGACAAGACTTGAATCCTATGAGCGCATGTTCAGACTTGGATGGTCAATCAATGAGATCAGAGAACTTGAGGAGTATGACAGCATAGATGGTGGAGATATTCCATTCATACAAGTAAATCAAATACCACTTGATCTCTCAAGAGCATATGCAGAAAAACTCATTGCAAATGGAGAGCAGCCGGGTGCAGATAACAATGCCAAAGTATAATGACACAGAAACCATCGTATAGAGTCAATCCAGAGCCCGTGCATTTACGTGCAGATGGCAATGAGGAGAAATCAATTGGAGGCTATGCAGCCAAGTTCAACATTGATACCAATCTTGGATGGATGACAGAGAGCATTGCTCCCGGTGCATTTGATGATGTGCTTGGTGATGATGTGCGCTGCCTTTTCAACCATGATCCTAACCAGGTGATTGGCAGAACAAAGTCAGGGACTCTTGTGATTGAGCAAGATGAGACGGGTCTGAAGTATGACAACAAGATGAGCATGACCTCACCAATTGCACTCCATGTGATGGATGCTGTACAAAGAAAGGATGTGTCTCAGAGCTCATTTGCTTTCTCCATTGGTGAGGAAATGTGGGAAAAAAGAAAAAGTGCGGAAGGATTTGACTATTGGCACAGGACAATCCGGAAATGTCAGAGACTCTATGACGTGTCACCGGTAACATATCCGGCATATGATGATGCCACGGTGGAGGAGCTCAGTGCATCTCTTGACTCTTTCGTGCAGAGAGAAATGCCGGAGGAGATTCAGGGCATCAAGGAACTACGGAAAAGATTCTACAAGGAGGAGATCCAATCACTTGTAGAGCAGCAGGAGATGGCATCAGAGCATGCCAGAAAAGTGATGGGAATGAGAATGAGATACCTCTCTCTCATGATTAACAAGTAATTTTTTTATACATAAATTAATATTTTCAAAATGAAAACAAGTAAGGCTCTGAAAGAAGAAAGGGCCCAGAAGTTGAAAGACTTTCAGGGCCTGAATGACAAGGGAGAGAATGCAACTCCCGAAGAATTGACACGTGCAACTTCTCTGGCCACAGAGATCCAGTCTCTTGACAAAGAGATTGCTGATGCGGAATTGCGTGAAAGCACTGCTGCACGAATTGCTGTGAGTGAATCCCGCAACAATGGAGAGTTCAGTGAGAAAGACGCAAAGGACCTCTCCAAGTTCAGAATGGCCAAGATGCTCCGTTCAGCAATGAATGGATCAGCACAGGATGGAATTGAGGCAGAAGTTCAGCAGATGGCGGCACAAGAAGCCCGTGAGAAAGGGGTGACTGTTGGCGCCTATGCTCTCCCGTCTGTACTTTTCCGTGTTGCACAGCGCCACGAAATGGAGAAACGTGCAAGTGATGTGGCAACAGCTGCTGCCGCCGGTCATCTGGTTGCCACAGACTTTGGTGGTGTGGTTCCAGCACTGATGCCACGTTTGCACTGTGTAGCTCTTGGAGCAGAATTGCTCTCGGGATTGACAGGTAACCTGGACATGGTGCGCGACACTGTGAATCTGAGTGTGGCATGGGAGGGAGAGACTGATGAGACAGCATCAACAGATCCAACTTTGGCCAAATACACATTCAGTCCAAAGAGACTTGCTGCATTCAGCACCTTGTCAAAGCAGTTGATGCTCCAGTCATCAATTGATGTGGAGAACATGATCCGCAGAAAGCTGTCTGATGCAATTGCAATTGCAGTTGATGCAGCAGCAATCAATGGATCAGGCTCATCTGGTCAGCCTACCGGAATTCTGAACTACAGCGGTGTGAATGCTGTGGTGATGGGAACCAATGGTGGAGTGCCAACATGGGCAAAGGTTGTGGAGATGGAGACATCAATTGCCACAAGCAATGGTGACACAGGTACCATGCACTACCTGACCACTCCTGGCATTGTAGGCAAGCTGAAAACAACAGAGAATTCAGCTGGATCAAACGGCTTGTATATCATCCCACCAATGAGCAGCGAACTCAATGGATATGCATATCACAAGTCAACCAATGTGCCAAGCACTTTGACCAAGGGATCATCATCTGGAAACTGCCATGCGGCAATCTTTGGTGATTTCTCTAAGTTGCAGATTGGCAATTGGGGCATGGTTGACATCGTGGTGGATCAGTACACTGCTGCAAAAAATGCACAGGTAGTGATCACAGTGAATTCATTCTGGGATACGCAATTGGCACAGCCAAAAGCATTCTCTCACGTGAAGGATTTCACTCTGGCATAAGGTTAAACGGGCATGCAGGATCAGTCTTGCATGCCCTAATTCATAAACACATGGGAAAAAATAAAAGCAATCCCGGACAGGACCTAAATCTTGATCCGGAAAATTCTGGCAATGCCGGACAGGATATCGAAAACAACAATGCAAACCAATTGAGCAAAGATGAATCAGTGGATTCAGATCTTCCGATTGGTGAGTATGTTGAAGTGAAGTTTCTGAAATCTCCTACAGGTGCATACAACTTGGCATACAATGCCGGAGATGTTGGATCAGTGCAGGAAGAGATTGCAGAAAAGTTGATTGAATCTGGATTTGCTCAAGCAGTATAAATCCGTTCTATACATTGAGGCCATAGGGACCGGGGTGAAAGCCGGTCCTAATTGGTAAAAAAATGAGAAAGAAAATTAAATATAGCCCAGTCAGACCATCATCACCGGTGGATTACAATTCATTCCTGTCTTTGGAAACAGCAAAGCTGCATCTAAGGATGGACCATGATGATGATGATGATATCATTGAGATATACAGAGATGCTGCCATGAGGACAGCAGAGCATGAGACCGGGCGAATGGTTGCAGATGATGAATTAATATTTTACTGTGACAGGCTACCTGGCAGCCAAGAGAATTATGAAATCAATATACCGGTGCTCCCGATTTCATCAATTGATGAGATTGCATACTATGATGGTAATGATTGGGCTGTTATTCCAGACACAGAATACAGGTCTGATTTGATCAGTGAGCCATCAAGAGTGAGATTTGTATCCACAGACTTTGACATTGATGAGGATACTCCAATGCCGATCAGAATTACCTTGACAGCAGGATACAGCTCATCCAATGTGCCACAAGAGTTCATCAATGGTGCTCTCCTTGTTCTTGGCAGTATGTATGAAAACAGACAGGATGTGGTCATTGGCACAATTGCCACCAAGATTCCGAAGGGTAGTGAGTTCCTTTTCCAACAGCTTAGAATTGTATATTGATGAGATTCGGTAGTCTCAGACATAGAATCACCTTTGAGCAAGTCACAACAAAATCAGCAGGTGATCTTGGCAGAGCAGTTGACACATGGGAAGATGTCAAGACTGTCTATGCATCATTCAAAGCGGTCAACTCATCAGAGATGGATGAGCAAGAGCAGACAACAGGCTCAACATATCTGGAGTTTAGAATCCGCGAACCAAAGGATTTCACTCCTACAGCAAAAATGAGAATTCAATTCCAATCAAGATACTACTACATCACCGGATTGAAACCAGCAAACAGCGGAGATCACTACCTGATCAATGCAGTGCACAAAGACAATGGCTAAAGGTATCGAAATAAAGTGGACAGGACTTAAAGAGGTGGATGACATACTCAAGAATCTACCCAAGCAGGTCCAGAGAAAGGTACTCCTTGGAGCCCAGAGAGAAGTATTAAAACCGGTGGCCAAAGAGATGGAGTCAAAGCTGGCAACGGTTGCAGGAAAGGTGACGGGGAATCTACAGGAGAGCATAGGAATTAAAGCTCTAAGAGGAGGCAAGGAATACAATGCAGCCAGTCTTGCGGGTGTAAGATTTGGCAACAGATATAAGGGATTTCACGGCAGGTTCATTGAGGAGGGCACAAGGGCAAGGAGACCAAGAAAAGGAAAGGTGTTAAAGTTTACGGGGAAAGATGGGAAAGATGTGTTCATCAAGAGTGCCGCACCCATGAAAAAAACTCCATTCATGATGCCGACTATTGAAAAAAATCTTCCAGTAATAGCCCGGAATTATCCGGATGCACTTCTCAAATCAATGGTGAGATTTATGAAAAGAAAATTGAAAAACTGATGATTGAGGCGGTCAGAAAGATACTACTTGATGATAGTGACATTGCTGCACGAGTGTCAACCAGAGTGTACCTCAATAACAGGGCACAAGGGATTGAAATGCCCGCAATTCTCATCGAAAAGCTTAGCGTAAGACCGAATGATACTAAAGAGAAATCATCCGGACTTGACACCATTAGGATTGCAGTGTCAGTATTTGCAGTTGATTACATTGATGCTGCATATATTTCAAGACTTATCCGGACAGCAATAGACAACTATGCCGGCAATGTTTCAATAGATACCAATGAGGCAGGAGCAGACATTGGCTTTGCTGATTATACCATAAGTATTGCTAGGATAAGCTATGACACAGAGAGGGATGATTGGGCAGAGCAGAATCAAGGTCTGCAGATCATCACTCAGGAATACCTATGCTATGAACAAAGGGAGGGAGCATATGCCGGTAATCCTCCGCAATTCGGATCAGTTTCCGGAATTGTTTATGAGTCCAATTCAGCAGACTTTCCGATAATAGGGCAAAACAACTACTTGTATGGTGACACTACATCTGGCATACTATATTTTTGGGATGGATCAGACTACCAGCCATGGAATAGCGGATCTGGAGGAGGCACCACATGGAGGGTTGGATCTGGAGATCCTAATGACTCACTAGGAGTTAATGGTGATTTATATCTTGAGGATGACAATGGACACGTGCACCAGAAGATCAATGGGGTCTATGAGCAGGTGATGTCACTTAGGGGCCCTCAAGGGACTACCGGAGCACCGGGATCCCCAGGTTCCCAAGGCCCGAAGGGTGATACAGGAAATCAAGGCCCGCAGGGTGTCAAGGGTGATACAGGAAATACAGGTGCGGATGGAGCTAATGCAATTGTCACAAGAACAAGCACAGACAGCATCACCATTGGAACCGGCAGCAAGACACTGAGCTATTCAACAGCGTCTAACCTTGGATGGGTTGTCGGCACAAGATTGAGGTATTCCAACTCCACATCTAATTGGATGGAGGGAAATGTGACAGCTGTATCCTCTACCAGCGTGACCATTACAAGTGACCTCACCGGAGGTTCCGGCACACTAGCATCATGGAATATCTCAATTGCCGGTGAGTCAGGAGCAGGAGCAGACTGTACTCCATCTTTATTAAGTAATAATACGACAATAACACACACAGGTACGACTGTGGAAACAAAGCTTTGGAGTCAAGTGATAAATAGTAGTGATATAGCAGCAGGTGACTTGCTCGATATCATGGCTTTTATCAGTGCGAGCAGTAATGCTAACGTGAAAACATTCAAGATGTATCTTAATACATCAGACACACTTGTTGGAGCAACACAAATTGGCACATTGATAGTCTCTACAACAGCTCTCAATGGTGTATTCCAAAGATTTCTGCAGATAGTGTCATTGAGCTCCCAGAGAATTGTGTTAACAACAAGTAACGTATTCACTGGTTATGGTAACTCTTCTTCAAACTACTCAAGTCTATCCGTTGATTTCTCTGTAGATCAGCACTTGATGATATCTGGCCAGCTTGCCAATTCTGGTGACACAATGTTGTTATATCAAATTAAAGTTAGAAACACAAGATGATAGTCATCCCATCGATACTGAACAGTGCTGGTGATTATGAGCCAGAAAGAAGCTTGACCGATCTGGAAAGGCCCACAGTAATTTCTCTTTGGTTCTTTAATGGGGCATATAGGCACTTCCAGATTGGAGAGGAGTCTGATGTAGCTGCACGGGAGGATGCATTGAGGCTTGTCTTAAATGATACCAGATCACTCAACAATACACAATGGGATGAGAATATTGCTTTGATACAGCAACTGCAGCAACTGCATGGTGATAATTACTTGGAACAATACATTGCGATTCAGCATCCTGGTCAGGAAATATTTGGCTAAATATTACAACTTGTTGTAATGAACAGCAAGTAGATGCAAATCAAATTTGTGTCCACCATAGAGTAACAATGCACACCTACATCAAATTCAATCAAGATCATCAGCGCAAAGGGAAAACCTTCAAAAAAGGACAAGTGGTATCATTCACTAAAGCTGTATGTGATGAATTGAAAAATGCGGGTATAGTGACTGAGTCGACAGACAAGGAGTACTACTCATTGAAAAAAGTTACTCCACAGGAAAATCAGGATAAGCCATACGAATTTAATACAAAAGACTAATGCCAACAGCAGGTGATCACTTAGGAAATTTGCGACTGCTTTACATCGACGATGTAGCAGTAGGATGCACTACTACCTTATCGGCTTCATTCTCTTCTGAGAGTGTTGATGCCACATGCAAGGACAACGATGGTGCCCGTCAGTCTCTACCCGGGCAGCAAAATGCATCGGTTGCAGTAGCGGGATACCAAGTATTTGATCAGACGGTATCCATTGAGGATATCTTGGCGCTCTGGCAGGACCGGACAGAATTTGAATGCAAATTATCCACGAATGTCAGCGGAGATATTGAGATTACAGGCAATGCCTATTTTGAGAGCGTGGAAATCTCCGACAACGTGAATGAGGCATCATCATGGTCTGGGAATATTATTTTCACGGGCGCTGTGACATTCTCTGCGGTGCCAGCATAAAGAATCTGAGTGATGACTTCGCTCCGTGTTTCGATCAATCAGGCCCTGACTTCGGTTGGGGTTTGCTTTTTAAGTAGTAAATTAAAAACTCATGAATAGTATAAATCCACTTCGGGGTAATGTTGAAATCAACCTTGGAGGCGAAAAAAGGTTATTGCGATTTAATAACAATGCATTCAGAATCATAAGCAAAAGCAGAGGAGTTTCGATGACAAAACTCTTTCAGCAAATGCAGGATCCTGATCAGAGATTGGATGTGATTTTTGAACTCATTGAGGCGGCATTTAGAAATGAGCTGGCATACACAGGACAACCGGACAACTATTCTCCAAATCAAGTTCAGGCATGGATTGGAGATATGCAGGATGAGGATATGACAGCGGTGCTTGAAGCAATTCAAGGATCAGTGACCACTCCTAAGCAGGATGAGGGAAACTTGATGGCTCCGGTCAAGGCATAAAAGACATTGATTGGCCGGAGCACTATTACAATGTGCTAAGTTTTGTGGATGTTAAGCCTGATGAGTTCTGGCTCATGACTCCCGCAGAAACAAAGATGATACTTGACAGAAAGGTCAATGATGATATCATGGCATGGAACCACACAAGTGTGTTGATCAGTACGATACTGCAGCCACATGTGAAAAAAGGTACAAAATTGAATCCTGAGAAATTCCATCCATATAGAAATCAAAAGAACAAGCCAACAATAGATCAGGTGAAAGACCTGCTCTATTCGGAGGCTACCGTCAAGAGAAATGCAGAGCTCAAGGAGCAATGGAAAGGAAGAAAGACAGTTTTTCAAAAGTTGGCAGATAAAAGGGCAAAAAA